CCCTGTACTATCGACAAGGATAGGGCATTTAGGCAGCCTAAGGATAGTTTGCTTGGTATTGTGCCAATCCATCTGAAAGCGGTCAAAATAAGCCACATTCCCGTCTTCGTCTAAACCTACGATAACTGTCCAATCGACCGACTTGGCTAGATCAATACCATAAGCTACTACTGGCATTGTTGTTACTGGGTGTATGCACTTTCGTATATGTTGAGTGCCGAAAGGGTTTGCTGCGTTCTCAGCCGGGTTTGCCATATACTCTTGCTCGAATACAACCTCTGGCAGTTGCTTACGGGCATCGTCTATTTCATTCGGGTCTATGTACGGGTTATCGTATGTAGTGAACTTAAAGCTCTGCCAATCCGGCTCTGCTTTGCTAAACAAACTAAAAAAGTAATTCTTGCCTTTTGGGGTGCTAAGGAATATAGCTTTACCCTTAAAGTCCGTTAAGGTAGGTCTTATTGAGTTAAGCCACCCGTCTTCTAAGTTAGGTATAAAGGAAGCCTCGTCTACTATTACAAGGTTAAACTTTCTACCTCTAAGATTATCCAAGCGTTCCCCTGTAAAGAACTCTACCTTGCCACCATTTGGGAAGCTAATGTTTAAGTCCGATTTGTTATTAGGGAACGGAAGGCTATTGCATAACTTCTCAAAGAATACCTTTGCCAATTTATAGGTAGGGGTTATGTAAGCAACCTGACCGCCTTTAATTGCGGTTGTAATACATTTGATCTGGCTTAGTTCTGATTTGCCAAACCTTCGACCGCACATTACAACTATGTACCTGGCTTCGCAGTCAAGTATCTTCTTTTGGTTTATATGTCCGTTAGGTAGTTCTATCCGCATTAAAGAATTGTCTTGCCGTCTACAAATACTATCTCAATCCTATTATCTGTTTGGATATCCATTTGTTCCTTTGGCTTACCATAAACACGGGTAAGCAATGTTTCTAAACTATAAAGGCTTCCCTTTTCTAAGCTCTTACGCATAGCTGCTGCTATCGTCTTTTCAAGTATCGTTGCCTTAGGGTTATCCCATACTGTTTTAAGTTCCTCTAAGTCCATTGACATCATAGCTTGTATAGTATCGTTTATCTCAGCAAGTTTATAGCCTTGCTCTTTAAGTAGGCTTACATACTTACGAGGTCTGCCGTTTGGGTTACCAGATTGTCCTGGTTTGTATGGTATCAAATGTTCTTTGCTCATTCTGTTATTATTCTGTTTTAACATAAGGTTGACCATTCCTTTTAATTTCTAATGTCGGGTCAAGTTTACGCATACGATCTACAATCACTTGGCAATATTTAGGGTCAAATTCCATTAACCTTGCCTTACGATTTAATTGTTCTGCTGCAACCATTGTGCTTCCGCTTCCACCAAAAAGGTCTAAAACAATATCATTTTCTTTGCTACTATTTTTCATTGCTCTTTCTGGTAACTCAACAGGCTTTTGAGTAGGATGGTATTCATTTTTGCTTTCTTTCTTTAATTCCCATACTGTCTTCTCATCACTTGCTCCAAACCATTGAGGACTATATCCTTCTTTGTAAGCATATATGCACGGCTCATAGTTAGGTATGTATTGAGACATAAATGCTCCTAAACCGCTTTTAACTTTATACCAACATAGAACTGCTCTTACCTTTAATGATAGTTTTGAAAATGAAGCAAATGTTTCTACTGCTTTACCATTAGCATACCATATATAAAAAGCAGAATGATGGTGTGAAAATAGCTCTCCATTAACTAATGCTTCATAAAACAAATCAGTTAGTTCTTGTCCTTGTAATGTATCGTTTTCTATTCCGGTTCTTTTCTTTTTGTTATGTCCGCCTTCATAACTTACTCCATAAGGTGGGTCTGTAAATACCATATCTGCCTTCTGCCCGTTCATTAATAAAGCTACTTGGTCGCTATCCGTACTATCTCCACAAAGCAATCGGTGTTCCCCTATCTCAAATAAATCTCCTAATACTATATCGGTTTCTATTCCCCCGTCTGGAACTGCAAACTCATCTTCTTCGGCTTCTATTACTTCGGCATCAAATCCGGGTATATCTAAACCCCAATCTTGTAATTGATCTGCGTCCCAATTATTAGCAAGGTCGTTCCAATCCCATTCGCCATAGCCTACGTTGTCTTTAACTATAAACTCCTTTTGTTGCTGCTCGGTTAATTCACTTGCTTTAATAATAGGTATCTCTTTAAGTCCTGCTTCCTTACAAGCCTTTAGTCGCATATTGCCACCAAGCACAACCATATCGTCATTTACAACAATAGGTCTAAGCTTTAGCATTTGTGGGAACTCGTTAATTGACTTAACAAGCTTTGCAAACTTATCGTCTTTAATTATTCTTGGGTTGTTTGGGTTTGCTTTTACTGTGTTGATTGGTACGTTTTGTATCATAGTATTCCGTTTATTATGTCGTTTGCTTCATCTATTGCGTCTTCTTGATCTAAGTAAGTGTCTACGTCTGCTATGTGCTTATTGATTAAAGTTTCTGCCATTGAGTACGTGTAATGTCCTATTGTGGTCATATCGTCTCCGTCTTTACCTGTCTTACATACCGCAAGGAAGTAAACTTTGTGCGTTAGGAGCAGCCATATAGCGTTTAACTTTCTCATCTGCCTTGTCCTTTGTATGCTTTTTCTCTTGGGTTATGCTTGTTAAAGGACTTCTTTGCAGAGCCTCTTTTGCGTTTGCCAAAGCTAACTTTATTATTGTTCTCTTTAATCTTTGCCATAATTCTTTGCGTGTATGTCTTTTAGAAACTCTTTATATTGTTTTTTGTCTCCGTATTCTATGTGGCACTTCCTACATAACCCCATTAAGTTTTCAATCGTGTCTTTGTCTTTGCTGCCACCCATTCCCCTCGCCTCAATATGATGTATGTCTACCGCTTGTGAGCCACACACTTCGCAAGGAATGAAGTCCGTTTTTTTATACCCCATTCCCTGCAAATATATTTGTGTGTGTTTCTGCATACTTTCCCCATTAAATTTTCCGTTAGTTAATAATAAAAATTTAAGTATGCAAATTATTTTCCGTCTATTTCTTTTAGTTTATTAATAGCCCATTCAACACCAGAAGTTCCGCCCCAAGCGTCCCACATTAACCCACCACAACCTTCACTATAAGGTACATCTTTATGTTGCTGGTGTCTTTTGAAAGAAGCCATACGAGCAATAGTATCTCTACTTATCGGCTCTTTGTTTGCTAACTGTCTTGCTCTTGCTTTACCTGTTGCTTCTCCACACGAACCCCAACCATTTTTCTCAGCCCATTCTATTGCCCTCTTTGCGTTATTAGTTGCACTCTCAGGATAGTCGGTATAGCTTTCAGCAAACTTAATGCCTATAACTCCAAGTTCTTTTATAACATCTGGGTTATTATCTTTATGTATTTTAATTCCTAAACTCTTTACTTTTTCTACCTTAGCTTTATTGCTTCCTGTTGCATAAACCCTGCTATGTGGTATGCCTAACTTATCTGCGGTAGATAACATTCCGTCTACGCTTTGCCTTGCTGAAATTATATAAACTACCTTTCCTGCTCTTACATCACTTTCTGCTTGTGCTTTACCTTTATCTGTACTAAGAACATCATCGTAGTCGTAGCTTACCTTTTCAGCAGCATAAGCTCCACTTGCCAAGATTGCCTGCCATACTTTAGTTGCTTTATCCTGAGTGTCGTACACGCAACCCCCGTTACCTATTCTCCATTTTCCGTTAGAACATTTATATATTGGCATCTATTAGTTTTGTATAAATATACTTTCTGTCTAAATTTATCCCCTCAAAGTTATACTTCTTTTTGCAGAACTCAAATAACTTCTCTCCGCTTTCCTTTCGCATATCCGCATCATTGACTAAATCTATTATGTGTTTGTACCAATCCTTCTGACTTTTAACGTAATGAACGGGCATATCTAAGTAAGGATTGACTTGACTAACTATGGCAGGGTTCTTTTTAGCAGCCGTTTCTAATACCTTTAAATTTGACTTCATAGCATTGAACTTGTTATCTACCAATGGTATAATTGAAATATCGCTATCTGTATAAGAACCCATATATTCCGTAACTCTTGCATAGTTGTAGATAGTAGGGTTTAGCTTTAAACCACAAGTGAAGCTATCAATCATTTTATCCCATATAGGTTTCTCCCCGTCATTATATCCTGCTATTACAGTTTTAATGTTCATACCTTGTAGCCTTTTGAACGGCTGCCTTAGTATTTCTAAATCTCTTTCGTGCGTTCCGCTTCCGCTCCAAAATAATCTTACCTTGTAATCTTCGGTCTTGTTATCCTGGAATTGCTCTTTGCCGTATGGTAATGCGTTTGGTAATATGTGAACGTTCTTATTGTAAGGGCTTATCTCTGCTGCTAACCTTTCGTGTGTGCAGGTACAAAGGTCTGCAATCTCTAAGTAATCGGTAATCTGTTTGCCTATGTTATTGTACTTGTATCGATAATACAATAGATGCGTTTCACTAAGTTCCCAGTAATCGTCATTATCAACAACTAACTTAAAGCCATACTTAGTGCGCCAGGTGTCCATTTGCTTTGCATCTATCTCGTTAAGCATTCTATTCATTAACACAATATCCCAACCTTGCTCAAGTAGTTCGTCATTCAATACATCGGTAATAAGTGCGTACTCTTTTTCCATATTAACGATTGGCATCATAATTCTATGATACCCAACTCCGCTATTGGCAGAAGTTATACAAAGTATTCGCATCTTATATCTTTTTGGTTGTAATATCTGTCTTGATTTTTATCCCATATTTCTTGTGCTTTTGCAAAGCTTATGTCCTTCATTCTCCTATACTCAGTTCCGTTACCAACATCGTGTCCTATATGTTCCGACCTCATATCTGGAACATAATAGTTAGTAAAACCTGCAATTAATGCTCTTGTTGCATAGTCGCTATCTTGCATTCCGTATGGATCGTACTCAGTATTATAACCGCCAACCGCATCTATAAGTTCACGGGTAATAAAGTTATCGCCAAAAGGTGTATGCGTTTTATGTACCCCGTCTACAA